TGACACAGGCAGTTTTAGATTCTTTGAGGAGAATCAAAGCAGTTCTTTGCGAAACTTATATGACAGCACCTCTGTGCCTTCTAATTTTGACCCATCCTCATTTAGATTCTTTGAGGAAACAGGATTTACAGCTCGAGGAATGGAAACGCCATCGTTCTTTGATCCAGCGCGCTTTAGAGCGCGCGATGAAGGCGTGGTCGTAAATGTAAACGTACAAGGATCAGTGGTTGCTCAGAACGACCTAGTAGCGGCTGTCACCGATGCCGTTTACGCTACGCAACGCTCAGGTAACAATCTACTGCTGGCAGAATAATGACAACAGGAGCTGTATTTAACTGCACCATCGATTTTAGCAACGGTGCAAACTTTGACCCTAGCCTCGTATTGGACGATCCTTCTACACCGCTAGACCAGTCTGTTCTAGGTACTAGCGCTTCTGAAATCGTAGACGTAAGCCAATACGTACTTAGGGCAGCAGTCAGGCGTGCGTATAACCGCACCTCAGATAGTTTTACCGCAGGCAATGCCGCAGTGCGTTTGGTAGATGAAACAGGACTATTTAATCCTGCGAACACCTCTAGTCCGCTCTTTGGCAAAATATTACCGATGCGAAAGATTAGATTTATTGGCAAATATAACGGTGTGGAATATGCGCTGGGTTCTATGTATGTGCAGTCTTGGAAGTATCAAAGTCCCACAGGCTTTGACCCTGCTTATGTAGACCTTAACTGCGTCGATGGTTTTCAGCTTCTCAATTTAGCTAGTATCAGTACCGTTACAGGCGGCACGGCTGGTCAAACAACGGCTGAACGTATAACCAGTATATTGGACGAGGCCGAATGGCCTGGGGGAATGAGATCCATTTCTACTACTGCAACCACCACGGTACAGGCCGACACAGGGGCCACTAGAACGGCCCTGGCGGCCTGTCAGACGGTCGAATCGACCGACCTGGGGGCTTTCTATATGAACCAGCAGGGATACGCCACGTTTCTAAGCAGGAACGACATTATTGCCGCCTCTGGGGCCACGGCCACGGTCTTTAGCGATACAGGCGCTGGAGGCACTATTAACTACCAAAGCGTGTCCTTCGACCTTAGTGACTTTGGCCTAATTAATAGCTGCACGGTCACTAGGACAGGCGGTACGCCTCAGACCGTAAACAACGTCGACAGTATTGATATCTACTTTAAACACAGCCGTAATAAAACCACAATTGCTCAGACCGATGCCGATGCCTTAAACCAGGCGCTGATGATTGTAGCTAGTCGCCAAGAGGTAGGGGCAGACCTACGAATGGAAGCGTTAACGTTGGATGCCTTTGATGGATCAAATAGCGCGCGAGTCATTGCTGCTTTGGACCTTGACGTCTTTAGCCCAATAGAAGTTATACAAACATTAGAGGGTGGCACGGTCACAAGTGACACGGTAATTACTGGGGTGGCCTACGACATAACCCCTAATTCATTTCAGACTACGTTCACAACCGCGCAACCGTTCGCGAGTGGGTTCGTGCTAGACTCTCTAGTAGATGGCCTACTAGATGAGGACTCGCTCGCTTATTAAGGAGAAAAATGGCTACCTTTAACACAGGTCAAGTTTTAACAGCTGCAGCTATGAATAGTATAGCTAATATAACTTTAAGAGCTGTTACAGGTACTAGCGATACTTTTGTACTCGCCGATGCCGATAATAAATTAATAACTTATGCGAGTACTAGCGCGACTACTATTACTATACCGCCTGAAAGTTCAGTAACATTTACTAATGGATCAGTAATAAACATTATAAAAATAGGTGCGTCTGGCACGTGTACAGTAGTGCAAGGCTCAGGCGTTACTATTTCAAGTGCTGGAGCAGTATCGACAAGCCCTACTATTACTGCAGCTTTTAAGGCTGCCTCCTGCATTAAAGTCGGTACGAATAGTTGGTATGTAATAGGTGGCATCGGTTAAGTGGGTTTATTATTAGCTATAAATTCGCAGACACCTCCAGCTCCTGCGACTTTTACAGTTGATTATTTAATAATCGCTGGCGGCGGTGGTGGCGGTCAAGGCGTAAGCGGTGTCGGTGAAGGTGCTGGCGGCGGTGCTGGCGGCGTTCGTTGTACAGTCGGTGCAACTGGAGGCGGTGGCAGTTTAGAAAGTTCTTTAACGCTAAGTGTCAGTACGTCTTATGCTGTAACTGTCGGTGGCGGTGGAGCAGCTGGCACTAATGGTACTTTATCTGAATTTGATACCTATCAATCAGATGGCGGTGGACGTGGAGGATCTAATACATATGCGCCAGGCGCAGGTGGATCTTCAGGTGGAGGTTTTGGTCGAACAGGGACAAACGATATTAGTCCAGCGGTAAGTACAGCAGGTCAAGGTTTTGTCGGAGAAAACGGAATATCATTTACCTCTGGCGGTGGCGGTGGTGCTGGTGAAGCTGGTGGCACAGATGCTACTAGAGCTGGTGGAGATGGTATTTCAACTAATATAACTGGATCATCTGTTTTTTATGGTGGTGGTGGTGGTGGAACTACTGGTGGTAATACTGGCGGTGCTGGTGGCGATGGTGGTGGTGGCGATGGCGATAGCGGAAGCGGACCAGAAAATGGTGATGCTCAAACTGGAGGCGGTGGAGGAGGCGGTCGCTCACCTGGTTCAACAAATGGCGGCTCAGGTGGTAGCGGTGTAATTATTTTGCGTTATCCAGATACTCGCACTATTAGTTTTGGCGTAGGTGTTACAGGCACTGAAAGTTCACCTAGCGGTGGATATAAAAGAGCAACTATTACAGCTGCAACCGCTGGTACTGTGAGTTGGTCATAATGGCACATTACGCGTGGCTTGATGAAAATAATGTAGTAATAAAAGTAACAGTCGGTATAGATGAAAACGAATTAATTAATGGTTTAGATCCTGAAACTTTTTATAGTCAAGTGACAGGCTTTACTATAAAGCGAACCAGCTATAATAATAATATTCGTAAGCAATATGCAGGCATAGGATTTACTTACGATTTAGTTAATGATGTATTTATAGCTTCTAAGCCTTATCCGTCTTGGTCACTTGATGATAATTTTGACTGGCAGCCGCCAATTCCTAAACCAGACGGTAACTATTGGTATTGGAGCGAGGAAAGTTTAGAGTGGATTGATGGAAAAGAGCGCTAACGGATGGCCTGCGTCTGCAGATCCAGAGGCCATAGATATAGTACGTAAGCGCGTCCCTGGGACAGATCTAAAGCTACGTGTGGCTAATCCTGTAGCGCCGTTGCTTATAGCATTCGCCGCCGACTTCCACCGCCTAGTTGAACCTTTAGATGAGGGTCAGTTAGACGACTGGGGCTATTGCTATCGCAAAATTCGTGGAACCCAGACCGTCATTTCCAATCACGCTAGTGGCACGGCCATTGATCTAAACGCTACAAAGCATCCACTAGGGGCCGTTAATACCTTTAACAAAGAGCAAGACAAGACCATACGAAGGCTCTGTCGTAAGTATGGTTTAAAGTGGGGCGGCGACTACAGATATCGCAAGGATGAAATGCACTTTGAGATAGCATTAAACTCCGCACAAGTAGCTACATTAATCTCTGCATTAGGTTTGGAGAAAACTGATGACAACCGCAAAACAGAAGAAGCAAATCAAGACGGCGCAGCAGGTGGCGGCTTCTTGGGGCCGCGCAGCACTTAGCGCCGCCATTGCTTATTACCTCGCCACTGGTGATGTAACAATTAAGGGTTTAACAAGCGCAGCTCTAGCAGCAGTGCTTCCACCTCTATTGCGTTATGTAAATCCTAAGGATCAATTGGGACGTGGATAGTCTTTTCATACAGTTGGGCGTTATAGCAGCTGCCACGATATCTGGGGTGGCTGCTATATTTGCTGCGCGTGCTGAAAAAAACAGCCGTCCAGTTTCAAACGGTTTTGCTGAGGAGGTGCTAACAGATTTAAGAGAATTAAGAAAGATGTTATTCCAACATTTAAAAGAACACGATGAAGAGGGACAAAATGAAAAGTGTTTACATTGTACCAACAAGAGGACGACCAGAAAACGCATCAAGGCTTCTTAAAGCTTGGAAAGATACTGACGCTCAATCAGATTTATTCTTCGTCTGCGATATAGATGATCCGCGTATGCGCGATTATGAACAAATACCTGACATAGCCATCATTACAAACCTGCACACCTCTGGTGGAATGGCGCAGCCTTTAAATATGGCAGCAATGATTTTATTAAATGATGAGAAATACGACCGCTATCAGTACTTTGGATTTATGGGCGATGATCATTTGCCACGCACTAAGTATTGGGATTACTTATTGAAGCTAACAATTCCAGGCACAAAACAAGGCATCGCATACGGCAATGATTTACTGCAGCAAGGCAACCTGCCCACGGCCTGTTTAATGACGCGAGGCATAGTAGAAAAGCTCCGTGGAATGGTGCAGCCTGGGGCCAAGCATTTATACCTGGACAATTTCTGGTTGCAGCTGGGTAGGGATATAAACGGCCTTTACTACTCGCACGACATCGTAATCGAGCATCTACATCCTGTGGCTGCCAAAGCAACGATGGATGAGCATTACGCAAGGGTCAACGCGCCTGAATATTACGAACACGACAGAAAAATATTTGAGGCATTTATAGCAAGCAACACTTACAAAGAACTTGTTTTGGCCTTGTTATGAAAATCTTAATTACAGGGTATCGAGGCTTTGTAGGACAACATTTTGTGCGCGCATTAGAAAGCCACACTTTAACTCTGGTAGATATAAAAGATGGAAATGATGCCAGGGACTTCTTTCGACAAAATGATACGCACTATGATCTAGTGATACATCTGGCAGCGGTTGTAGGTGGTCGCCAAATGATAGAAGGCAATCCACTGGCTTTGGCCGTCGATTTAGCTATTGATGCTGAGATGGCTTCGTGGGCAATGCGTACAGTTCCAGGTCATATTCTGTACTTCTCAAGCAGCGCCGCGTATCCAATAGAGCTACAAACAGGAGCCTACAAACGAAGGCTGACAGAGAACGACATTAATTTAAAAGATATTCGTTTACCTGATATGACTTACGGTTGGGCAAAGCTGACAGGTGAGATGCTTTGCGAGCATTTACGTCAAGAGGGTCTAACGGTCACGGTCTTGCGACCATTCAGTGGATACGGAGCAGAGCAGGACCCTAGCTACCCATTCAGGGCTTTCATCGACAGAGCCGTACGCCTAGAGGACCCTTTTACAATCTGGGGGTCGACCTTGACCGTGCGCGATTGGATTCATATAAGCGACATCGTGGCTATAAGCCTGGCAATGGCTCAGGACCGCCTATCAATCACGGCAAACCTGGCAACAGGTAGGGCCACGGCCTTTGCGGAATTAGCGACCCTGGTCATTAAGGCTAGGGGTGGGGGCTACAAGCCCAGAATTGAGGTTAATGAGGGTGCGCCTAAAGGGGTCAATTACAGGGTAGGCAATCCTGCTTTCTTACGCAGCTTAGGCTTTGAGCCTAAAGTAAGCCTTGAGGTTGGCGTGGCGCAAGCCCTGTCTGTCTGGACTTGACGCTAACCTGTTAATACCTAGAAGCTCCTAACCCTCTAGGTAAAGGGACAGAAATGCAATTACTACAGCAATACTCCGATCTGCTGATTTTCTTATGCTGGCTTGGCGTGATCACTATTGGATATCTATACGGTCACCACGTCGGTTATGAACGCGGTTTTTTAAGAGGCCGTTACTCAAGCAGAGAACATCCATCACGGAGAAATAGTTAATGAATCTTAAAGAAATCGCTGCTGAACTTGCAGCGTTAACCGTCATCAAAGATGCCGTCACTGAAGCAACTAACTCTTTGCGCGAATTAGCAAAGGATGAGCTTACAAACGTCGGCGCTGATATGACCAAAGCAGTCATCGACAATCAAGAGGTAGCTAAAGTCACCCTTGTAAGCCGAGACGTGGCCTTCGTTATTACAAATGAAAGTGCGTTCTTGCAGTGGGTAACGGAGAATTTCCCAACGGAAATCGAACCAAAGGTGCGTGATGGGTTTAGAAAGAAATACACGGAGACCCTAGCAATGACACCTGATGGAAAGATATTTAGCACCTTAAATGGAGAAATCTTAGACTTTATGTCTATTGAGACCAAAGCTCCTTATGTATCGACTCGTTTTGCACCTGAAGGTCGCGAGATCGTGCTAGAGGCAATGCGCGAGCATCGCCTAACAACCTTACCCTGGCTTAATAGCTACGTGGAAACCAAACGCAGAACGGAGATTGAATAATGGACGATAAGCAAGCGGCAAAACTACGCGCTCCATTTAAAGAAAGTCAGATTGAAAAGAAAGTGATTGGCAGTCGCTCATACAACTACATCAATCACGCGGTTGTTACCGATAGATTAATTGAAGTAGACCCAACCTGGTATTGGGCTCCTATGGCTTTAGCAGAAAATGGAATGCCACAGCTAGATGAACACAACGGCATCTGGATTAAGTTAACAATATGCGGAGTAACGCGTATTGGATACGGAGCTTCCGAGCCGCATCAAAAAGGTGCAGATGCGGTGAAAACAGCTATTAGCGATGCAATCAAGAATGCAGCGATGCGTTTTGGCGTTGCACTTGATCTGTGGGGCGCTGATAGCAATGGACAAAGCGCAGAGAGCGTGACCCTTTCCACGCCAACTCTGCGCTCTGTTCCACCTTTAAAGCCAGTGGTTACTGAAAGCCAAGACTTAGCAGACTTTATAGCCGCACAAAGGCCAAATGATCCAACGCCAATCGTACAAACGGCTGAGGAGACTGGTGAGCCGCACTGCAAACACGGAAGCTTTGCTTGCCGTATTTATAGAAACGGCACAAGCAATAGCGGCAAACCGTATGAAGGTTTATTTTGCCAACGCAAACCATACGAAGAGCAATGCACACCTGTTTCCATCGACGGAAAGCCGTGGAAGAAATGAAGAAATCAAAGAAAACAAATCGCATAGTTAAAAGCCAGAAATGCGATCACACGTTGCGCCCTGAATTTGCTGAGATGGTTGATAAAACCATTTTTAATTTTCAAAGGATAAAGCAAGAAAATGACGAGGGCTTATTGATGGCTACTTTGCTAAACTTTGCCCTTGTGTTGCCATCGTTTCTTACTGCCTTATCACAAGATTATGAAATAAGTGATGAAGCCACTGACATTGAC